CTAATGGCGACGTCGGGTCCTTCAGCAGGCACGCTAACAGGAGAGATGGCCAGCACCACTGGCGTGGGTGTTTTGGTTGTTGCACCTCGGCGCGCTGTGTTAGAAGCGCACTGTATGCTTTTAGCAACTTTGACACCCACGTCCGGCCGTTTAAGGCCGATACGTGATCCATGACCAGCAGTCTTAACCACCGGAGGTTTGACACTCTTAGTGGTAGTAGCTGTGACTGGCGGAGCCGTAACTTCAACTTTCAACCCACAAACCCTGACAAAATAATCAACTTCAGCAGCGTACCACGGCTGCGGATTATTTGGCCAGGGACCCCCGGTGAGGATAGCATCCCAGAATGCTGAATCACGTCGATACTCAAGTGGCACCTGAACCCTCTTGACTTTAGCATACCGGTCGATCTCACCACGAATGGCAGGACCAACAACAGGTGTGTTCGCGTCAGATAAGAGTAGAGATGTCAATTTTTCCAGGTAACGAGACTCAACAAACTGCAATGGGATGTTAGGGTGATTCAGGATATTGAGCTTAGCTAATAAGCGTTCAGGTTGACAAATACTGTCAACACAACCGAATCGAAAGCGCCTTGCTAAGAAGGAATAACTCTCGGTCCGGTGGCGTATAGAACACTTAATCTCAAAGCCCAAAGCCTGGCTCGCCCTCCGCAGTTCAGGACAAGTACGCCCAACAATAGCCCTCCTATGCTGATTGTCAACGAAGAAGATGCCATCATCGCCACCAACAACGGCAGCGTCGAAGACACACGACCCCAATGCCAAATACAAGGAGAACAAGTTGAGTATAGAATTCATAAGACATGTGTCGGGCGCGCCAGAAGACCGGCTAGTGCCAGTCTTATAATGCACACCTTTAACCACAGCTCTCTGATCACATTGGAGACGATTGCATACGCGTAATTCTTCAACATGACCAGGGACATATGCCTCATAAACTGCCTGTTCCACAGAACGCGCAACGGAACTGATGGTACCATCATACTTAGAGTAATCTGTCTCCACAGCACAATAAGCATAACGGCTTTTAACAGCAAGTCGCCTAGCCAGATCCGGTAACGTGGTTCCAAACGCAAACCACTCCTGTCCATGTAAGGCATCTTGTAAAGCATAAGAATACTTGTATATTCTAGCCTGCAGGATAGGATTTAAGGGCGTTATAAGCCTTGGGGCTTTCTTCTCAGGGTACGTCTCGCCCTTGATAAAGGGATGAACATCTTTAGCCATCGGGGTCAAAATGGCCCTCTGTGCCTCAAACGTTGCATCCCTAACCGAGGGTTTAACCCTAAGGAGAACTTGCTCATCTGTCATGGATCGATCTTAGGTAACCGCCGCACCAACTCGCTGACAAAGGGCTGGATGAAGTCTCGCACGCTGCCCATACAGGCTGTGCTACGACTACGCTCCTGCGGTTTGACAACTCGTTCCGCCACGGCCTCACGAGCGGCCTCTTGATCACGTATCGGGGCCACGGCAACAGCAGTGGCTCCAACCTTATCAACCATAACGCCTTGGCCAACGCGAGTGACGGTAGGCTTGCGCTTAACATCACCGCCCTGACCATATTTTAGGTGACAAGAATCAAGAGGACCTCTCAAACTAGGATCTACACGGTCCGCATCGCACTCACCCGGCAGTGGTTCTTCCTGTGGACACGTCTTAGGTGCTACACATCCACGTCCAGTGACACCACGGTGTATGGTGTCTAAAGTATGCCCATATAATAAGTAATCGTGTGCGTACCCACAGAGAAGGTAAGCACCCTCCCCGCAGATATCGTGCACGGTATGCTCAGGAACCTTGCTTCCGCCCAATACCCGCATAGTATCAATCACGCGAGAGAATTGCTCCCACGTGACTGTAACTGCGCAGGAATCGGCTCCAGCAGCG